CCATTATGCATTCCCGGAGTTCCCAGGAGCGTCTATATAACGCAGTCGTATTCACGATATTTGTCATCTTCTGGACATTTTTCCTCAAGTTTCTGTGGAATCAGACGCTCGTCCCTCACGTGAGCGTCCTCAGGCCCGTGGGCTCCCTCACGGACACCTTCCTGCTCGCGGTCGGCCTCGCGGCATTCAGGCTCTGAAGAGAGGGGAGGCCGGGGTATCGGCCCAGTCCGTACTTGAGGCGGCCTTCACGTGTGTACCGGTCATTAAACCCCCGGTAGCCGGCAGGAACCCACGCGTCGAGAAGAACCCTGGTTCGGTGGAACTTTGGGTACTTTAATAAAAGTGTACGCATTTCTTTTAGAAAGAGGTGCGAATCATACCGGGCATCAGTCCCGGGACCTATCCCGTAGACCCCGGCCGTTCCATTTTCGACGGCTGAATTTACAGCAGGGTTTGTCCCGGTCCTCGACAGTCTGGCCCAGCCAAAGTCTATGATTTTGGCCCGGCCTCCCACAATCAGCACGTTATCCAGGTGCAAATCATTGTGACGAAAGTTTGGATACTTTTTGACAATGTGCCTGAGTGTCCTCAGGACCTGACGCACGACCCGCAAGATCTGGGCGTCCGTCAAGGTCCGGTGACGGGACTCGACCCACGCACGGATCGATGGGCCCTTGACCTTCTCCATGGTCAGAATACTTTGTTCACGAAAGTTTTTATTTTTTTTTTCTTTTATATTTTTTTTAAGACTCGGAGCAAAGTTTGTGCGGGTCTCAAACCCCAGGACTTTAGGGATGCCTCCCCGGGCCACCTTTTGTACAGCCGCGTGAATCCTGTACTCTACGAGGGCCGGCTGATTTTCTTTGCGTTTCGCAGCGGACACGTCTCGTGGGCTCACTTTGAGAGCCACGGGACCTGCATTATAGACAACACCCTGCCGACCAGACCCTAAGACTTTCATATTAGTACTACTACATCAGAATATTTATTACACTACTCATCGTCCTCCTCCTCTACCTCGTCCTCCTCCTCTACCTCATCCTCCGACTCGACCAGCGCGCGGCTTGGGAGCTTGTTGGTCGCGCTAAACTTAACCTGATGGACGCGGTAGGTGGCCCCGAAGCCTGCGGGCGTCCGCCAAATCTGGCTGAGCTCGACCAGGGTCGTGACGGTCTGGCCCTTCTCCAGGGAGTCCAGAGGGATGTCCGCGCCGCTCGAGTCGTAGGACTCGGTCTTGATGGCGCCCGAAGAGGGGTCGGTGATCACCTTGAGGTTCAGGATGGGCGCGTAGCCCTCCTTGGCCGCAGGCTTGAAGGGCGCCTTGTACATCTCGGCCAGGGTGTCGCGGCTCATCTTCTTGCCCATGATCTCCTCGCAGTGGGCCGATACGAAATCCAGGACCGCCTTGTTGATGTCGTCCAGGCGCGCCGCCACGGCCGGGTTGTCGACGCTCAGGGGCAGGCTCGTGCTCGAAACCTTGCCCGAGTTCTCGTCAGTAAAGGTGCTCAGGCCAAAGGGGGCCCGGAGCGCTGGAAGCTTCAGCATCAGCTTCCCACCCGCCTTGTGGTTCAAGTAGACAGCCTTGCCGCCGCGGGAATTCTTGCGCACATCGCTGAACTTGATATCGGAGACAGAGAGATCGGTGATCTTGGTGATTGACAGAGCCATTTGTGGTGCTTTCTACTTATACAAGGTCCCTGGTCTTTAGGCCAGGACACAGGACCAACTTTTTTGTGTGACTCTGGTAAGGGATGGCTGGATTCGGATCCCGCTTGAGTGGCCTTTTTGGAGGAAAACCCAGTCTTCTGAACAAGAGTCAGGTCAATGATATAGACCCCAAAACTGGAAATTTCAGAAAGGCCCTTACTGCTTACAAGAATGCTATAGGAAACCTACAAAACTATGCAGGAATTTTTAATAAATTAAATAGTGTTAATAAAAATGGTGAAAAGTATAGTGAAAAACTACTGAAATCTATAGCACAGGCGTTTTCAAAGAGTAAGAAGGCTGCGGCGGCGGTGAATAGTCTCGAACCCGGAGCCCCCGAAGGCCCGGCAACACAGGCGGTGACGGAGGCGACCAATCAACTCAACATTGTCACGAATAACCTAAAGAGAGAGGTGTTGACAGCAAACAATCTCAATACCATCATGAAACAAATTATATCAAATTCGAATAATACCAACAAGAGGGCTGAAGCGTACATCGAAAAGCGCGGAAACAATAAAATTGATGCAAACTCAAAACTCAATAGTGCCCGGGGAAATCAGGCACAATGGACAGCTGTACTGAACGCGGCGCGTCAGAAGATCCCCTCGCCTCTTCCGACGCGAAGAAACGAACTTCTCGCCCAGGCGGCCGCACCGGAAAAGAACTACACACAGATGTCTACTCAAAATCTCCTTGGAGAATCTATGAAGAACAACCTATCCAGTGCAAATAAAAAGCGACTTTTTGAAGCACTTCAAGTTGAAAGGATGAGACTCGGTGGCCTTAATAACGATACCTCGAAAACAAACAGGACTCTTGTACAGGCCGCAATAAATAGACTCAAGCCGAAACAGCTCACTCTTCGCAACAGGGTTGGCGGGTTTGCACGTGGAATTGGAAGTCTTACAGGTGGAGCTGTGAGGGCTTTAACAGGAAAAACCCAGCCCAATAGTAAATGATCGCCTTCTTTATACTCTTTGCCCTTTTGGCCAACCCCATGGCCTTCAAGACTCTCAGGAGCGTCCTGGGAACGTGGGTCGCGTCGGCCGAGGGCCTTCCCACGTTCGCAGGAGTCATCTTGCACGCGTTCGTCTTTGTGCTGATCCTCGGACTCCTCACGTACCGCCCAGGGCGGCGCTCGAACTTTGAGACTGTGTACGACCCCAGCGTGTCCAGGGCGACCGACTACGGGTCCCACCTGGCGGCCAAGGGTCCAGACGATCTGAATAAATTTTAGTTTCTTATAATAAAATGATGAAGCTTCTGATTGTTGTCCTCCTCTTCTTTATCGTGGCCAACCCGGCCCTCTTCAAGGTGACCCGGCGCCTGGGGTCCTGGATCGCCAGCCCAGAGGGCCTCCCCAAGACGGGTGGTCTCCTGGTCCATGCCGTGGTGTTCGCCGTCGTGACCCGCGTGGTGATGCGGACCCTCAGCCGTCGCCAGTACCTCTCTCAGTACGCCGATGAGTACGAGGAGGAGAAGTACGAGGACGAGAAGTATGGAGAGCCAGAGGCGTATGACGAGATGAAGGAGGCATAGAAATAAAACATTTGTACATAATAAATGTGGTCCAAAATCCTGATTTACATGATCCTGTTTTACATCGTGGCCAACCCCACGACATTCAAGCTGATGCGCAAGGGTCTGGGGTCATGGGTCGCGTCGCCTGAGGGCCTCCCTCACTCTGCAGGCCTTCTCCTGCACTCGGCCGTCTACGTCCTCCTGGCCTGTTACCTCCCAGCCAAGCTCGTGTCTGGCTATGAGGAGGAGCATTACGTCGGCGAGTATGGTGCGACCAGGAACCCGTTTGGCCTGAGTAACGCTTCGCGCCAGGAAGCCGGTAATCCGGGTTCGATCTACTAAAAGTCCTCGTCGAACCTCACAGAGTCGCCCTCTTCAACCATCCGCTTTGAATAGTCCCCCACGCGCTTCTCAAAAAAGTTTGTCTTGCCCTCAAGACTGATCGTCTCCATCCAGGCAAAGGGGTTCTCGGCCCCGAAGATGGGCTGATGGCCCAATTGCTTCATCAGGCGATCACCAACGTAACGAATATATTGTTTCATTTGTTCGGCATCCATGCCTATCAGTTTGCATGGAAGCGCCTCCGTAATGAAACTCTCCTCAATGTCCAGAGCGCTCTGGACAATTGCGCGGACCACGCTCTCGTCAGCCTTGTGCTGAAGGTGCGAGTACAGGGCCACGGCAAACTCTAGGTGCGAGCCCTCGTCTCGGCTGATGAGCTCGTTGCTGAAGCACAGGCCCGGCATAATGCTCCGCTTCTTGAGCCAAAAGATGGCGCAGAAGGACCCGGAAAAGAATATGCCCTCGACGCACATGAAGGCGACCAGACGCTGGGCGAACGGAGCATCCTTGTTGAGCCATTCGAGCGCCCACGCAGCCTTTTCTTTGATGGCGGGCACGTGCTGAATGCTCGAAAGCAAAAGAGCCTCCTCCTGAGGATCCCGAACGAGCTTGTTAATCATGAGCGAGTAGGTCTCTGAGTGGATCGACTCGTTAAAGGCCTGGTATGCGTAAAATGACCGGGCCTCGGCAATCTGGACCTCTGAAGCGAAGCGGAGGTCTATGTTTTCCATGACGATCCCGTCGCTCGCGGCAAAAAAGGCCAGAACCATTTTAATAAAGTTGCGTTCGTCCGCCTTGAGCCCGTCCCAGTCCTTGAGGTCTGTACTCAGATCAATCTCCTCGACGGTCCAAAAAGACCCGACCGCCTTTTTATACAGAGCCCACAAGTCCGGGTACCGGATAGGAAAGGTCGTGAATCGATCCGTGCTGGGAGAAAGAATGGGCTCCATTATAGTATTAGAACTCTATTTCTTTAGTCAGCTTCGTGTCGGTCTGATTAAAATCGGACGGCCCGAAATGCAGCCTGTCCTCGCGCTCGTTGAGCACGGCCAAGTCGGCAATTTGTGAGTTGAATGATGTGTACTCCTCGGCCCTGTTCCATGAGACGATGATCACGAGCAGAAATAGAGCCGCGATAAGTCCATCCTCCATAATATGTTTGTATAAAATAGTATGACCACACTGAGTGGATTCTATGCAGTTTCAAAAACAGTACCAAATACAATTACTTTGTTTGTTCAGACGCCCATGCCCCCGGGAATTCAATCGGGCTGGGTTCTCACTGGACTCACCGGGGTTCAAGGCCAGACGCGAGTCATAGGGTCTACCTTGGCCCAGGGATCATATCCTGGCTATGGAGCTTTTAACGGAACGATAGATTTTCAGGTGAACGTCCCGCAGACTATACAAGGCGTCCAGCGCGCCACTTCCGTCGTGGTTTCGCCCGCGCCCGCGATCGCTCCGCCGATCCCGCCCACACTCACGGGGTCATACTTTACTCAGACCGGGCTCGTCGTGATTTATTCGAGCGTCCCACTCAGCCCCGGAATCTCTATGGGTTGGAACATCAAGGATCTGCCGGGAATTCCGATGACCCTCAATGTAGAGTCAGTCTCTTTCCAGTCTGGAAATCTAGGACGCGTGAATTACAAAGCCATCCTGACGGCCGTGCCCTTCCCGCCGCCCCCGCCTCCCGTTCCTCCGAGCCCTTCTGTCGTCGCGAAATTTCTTTCTGTTCTCAAAAAGTCTGCAAAGTTTTCAGAAATTTTGGCCGGAAAGGTGATAGGCCTTCATACCGACATCTTCAGGGACCCCGCAAAACTTTCGAGCTATCTCGCGGGCACTCCCAAACTGCTTGAATTCCTTTCTCAAAAGACGGGCCTGCAGCCAGAGTCCATCTTGGCCGACCCAGCACAGACTCGAGACTTGCTCAAGGGTCTTCCGGAGCTGTCGAATGCCCTCGGGTACAGGATGCGCGCCGGTTCGAACAAGTTGGTCGATGGCTTCTTGAATGACGCCAATATGCTTCTGGCGACCGGCCAGGGCGCGTTGCTCGTGCCGAGCCTTCCCTCCACGGACGCCTATCCCGCGGGCGTGCCGATCAAGAACCAGGGGGCCCTCATAGACCCGACGTTCAGCACAGCCTTCGTTCCGGCCCAAATTGCCACGATCGAGCCGATCGTCCGAGCTCCCGTGGAGGATTTAAACTTTCAGAGATTTCCGGCCGATGTCAGAGATCTCAATTTCGAGGTGCCCGTGCCCCCACACGTCCCCGAGCCTCTCACGGAAAAGAGAAATCTAGGGTTCAATGCGGGTGGCGTGCTCTCACTCGACGCCATCGGCCCACAAGAAGAATTTATTTCAAATGTTTCTTCATTTACTTTTAATCAGAATGAGCGATATACAAACTCCGTGACGTATCAGGAATATGTACAGATGCCCCCGATCACATCATCTGGGTTCATACAGCAAAACATTTCAGGGACGTGCGTGGTTGAAATCCAGCCAAAGAATCGTGGAGATCTTTTCGCAAATATGTTTCTTCAGTGTAGTCTTCCGGCTTTGGCCCCTGGGACCGCGTACACGAATCAGATAGGCCGGGCTCTCATTCAACAGGTCGACTTTATGATTGACGATCAGGTCGTGGAGACTATATACGACGACTGGCTCTTTATCAAAGATCAGATATTCCTGGATTATGACGAGCAAATTGGAATGTTCAATCAGGTGAATGGCGGAATCGGCGCGCCCCAGACGCAAGTCCCCGGAGTCGGCGCCACACTTCCGCTCATCATCCCTCTCGAGTTTTTCTTTTGCCGGAGACATTCTGGGGCAAACAAGGGACGCGAGCGACTTCGCCGGCCCTTCTTTCCTTTGTGCGCTTTGTGGGGCGGCCAAAAAATTTATATTAAATTTACATTCAGGCCCCAGTACTGGTTCACGAACAGTGCGGTCCCTGTAGATCTCATAAACCCCGTGCTTTTGATCGAGTACGTAAAACTCACGAATAACGAACGTCTGTACTATCGCAATAGCCCTTTACGGTACATAGTGCCCGTCGTGAAGAAGGAATCGGCCGCCCCTTACGCCGCTGGAAACGTGACGACAAATTTAACTGCAAACTTTCCTGTTCAGTTTCTGGCCTGGTTTATAAGAAACCAGACATATGAGCAGACAAACTCGGCCTATTACGACTCGCGTTACTTGTACGGATACGCGACTCAGTATATTTCAGCCTCTGTGAATTTGAGTTTTCCGTCTGGGTCGGCCCAATATATCGACGTCATTCAAACGGTCAAGATTACCGTAAATAATCAAGACATCCTCGATACCTTTGCAAACGGGCCGTATACCTCCTTCCTACAGCCCATGCAGCACGGACTCTCCGTTCCTCAGAAGAATATTTACATGTACTCATTCGGATTGAACATAACAGAATACAATTCGGGCGGGTACTTGAATTTTTCAAAAATTAATTCACAGACATCCAACTTGACCATCACGTTCCTGCCACAGTACGCGACGTCTCTCACGGGCTACACGTTGTATCTGTTCTATTACGGGTTTTCCATTCTTGAATTTAAGAATGGTTTTGCGGGCGTATCTTATCTTTGAGCATGTAATCAATGATCCCATTGACTATACAGAATTTTACGAAATTGAGTTGGGCCACGGTCGTCGTCAGGCCCTGAAACTCTATACGCTCGGTCCGGCAAAAAGGATCAAAGAGTTTCTTTGAGTATCCGTCCAAGCTCGACTTGTAGGCGACATGGACCGTAAAGGGCCGCCCGGACGGCGAGTCATAGGTCAAATGGCGATTCTTGGCATAGTTGGTCACGAACCACTCCAGGTTCCGAAGAGATATCCCATGGGTCTTGGTCGTTAAAATATCTTTAAGTTTTTCAGAGTTTTCAGGATCTTCGTAGAATCGTGAGAGAGACTCCAACAAGAGTTCCGAGCGTCCTTGACTCATTCGTTGAAAAGGGGTTTACATTTTTAAGCTCGGATCACGAGCCCTCGGCTCGGTCTCTAAATATTCAAACGAGGCCGCCTCGACACCTTCTCACATGCAGGACAGCCCGCCAGAAAGAGTGGTGGGAGCGTGTGCGTGTGTGCGGGGCCCGCAGCCTCCGCGTCGGGACGAGCCTCTGGTTCTTTCATTCGAACGACTGGTTTCTGATCCTTGTGGATATTGCAGTATCCCTCGATCCTCGCGTGCCTCGTGCATCGCTTGCCCGACCCCACGAGCCCGAGACATCTGCTCGTGGAGACCTCGAGGGTCGCCGTCTCTTTCATGAGCCGTTCGTAAGAAATTCTGTATGTTTTTGAAATGTGCTGAAGGATGACTGCCAGATGATCCGAGAGTCGACGGTCGACCTCGGCCTCTACAGCCTGCATGATTGTTTGCTCCATTTCCTTAGACATATCTAGTTCGCCTTCTTAAAATATGAATCTATACTTTTCATCTTCGGATCGTACGCGCCCTTCTTGCTCCCGGCCGTCGCCGCTCCGAAAATGAGACGCTCTGGATTTGTTCCTACGAGCGGTTCCAGGAGGTCACAAATTGGCTTTTTCAGCTGATTCAGGAAATAGTACTGATAGTCGAGCAGTATCCCTTTTTCTTTGACCCACGCAGGATCTTCGGCCTTTTCGTAGAGTTTTCCTTGGCCCTGGACCACGACGAACGCGACCCGGTCTCCCTGCTGAGGCTCTGACCCTGGTGCGCGGGCTCGAATCTTGTCTCGCACGGCCACGTGGGGCTGGGCGACGACTCCATCGCGGCCAACCTTGTACTCCGACCCGAGCTGCTTGCTCATCATCAGCTTGTCCGCGGAAACCTTGCCGGTAGAGAGCGCCTCTGAAGCCTGACGCGCAAAGGCGATGACGGGCCTCGGATCGCTGCTCTCGAGCATCATATCCAGGAGCTTCTTGAGCGTCTCGCGGACAAAGGGACTGCTGTCGCGCCGGACCACCTGAAGACCCTTGATGTCGACCTTTGTGAAGGCGACCAGTTGGGTCCCATCTGCTTTCAGGATCGGCGTCCCGTCTTTGTTCGCCATTCCTTCGTACATTTTTGCAGCATAGCGCTTCTTGGAGTACAGAAAGTACGGGCAGTAGACCTTTTCCAGTTCCAGATCGTTCGGAGCCTTGAAGAGCTTGGTGCATTGCGCGGCCGCGAGAAGGCCCTGTGACCACGAGTAATCGATCGCGTCCTGGCCAGTGCGCCCTTCCACATCAAACTCTATCATCACTGAGTCAGTGTTCTTCACTATCATCTGCCCAACACCCGCCTGAAAAGTTCCAGCCGCCGTCTCGAGGTCGTAGACGTAGCCGTCCCAAGATTCGTGAAGGACAGAAATCTTCTTGATAGCTGTTGGGTCCTTTCGGAACGAAGACTCTGACCACGTAAGACGGAACACGTTCGTCTTGTCATTTCGTGTGTTTAGGGAAACATTATAATTCATTGAAGTTAGAAGAATATAATACCACTGCGCAGTCACCTGATTTTTTGTATCAATTCTGTGACACCCGCCAGTCTCATTATCTCGGCGACACCCATCTGATGCCCAGAGACCCTTGAGAAATGCTTGCTTTGAATAATAGTTGGAAAAGACAAACTCTGGAATTTTCTTAGCTTGACCATCATAGCACCACGATCTCCATTCGCACACAAGTTTTACGATATTCCCTCGAGGACTAAGTTTATACACTCCAGAACTCTGGAGAGTATCCATTATAACAAATCCGTAGTCTGGATACATAGTCTCTAGAATGGTTTTACACCTGTCCAATAGTTCGAGATTCTGGTTATTAATACACCATGTTGACTTTCGGCCCGAAGGGCAGTGATATGAGCCACACGAACCGTCGCCGACAAACATCCCAATGACGAAAAGGAAATCGAGGTTTTTTGAATTTTCCATGTCGGGGATTGTCGGAAAAGAATGCAGAAGGTTTTGTCCGATCACGACTTCCTTGGGCTTCAGGAGTTCCACCCCCGGGCCCAGGAGAGAGTGGTCTTCAGTCACGTCGACGAGCCCAGTATGAGTCAGGACGCGATAGATCCTCTTGGAACACGTGTGGCGAATAACGCGCGTCACGGGTTTCCAGCCAAGATGGGTCCATGCTTCTACTCCTACAACTTCAGACGACTCTTTGACAGAGCCTTCTTTTAGAAATCCTGGATACGTTTCCCATGATGTTGCTAAATTTTCAATTTTAACTGGCTGAATACTCCCGTTTATTTTTACTAGAACTGGAGTCTCTGGTAGGACAGAGTCACCGTACCGCACCTTGGCCCCAGGGAAGTTGGCCTCTACAGCATTCTTGGTCTCCTCGATCATCTGCCGGCCTCGCATCGTCACGGTGCTCGCGATCGCGACACACGGGAGCATCCCTTTGGCAGCCCCTGTGAACCCATAGATTGAATTCATGCTGATCTTGTAGGCGAGCTGCTGGCCGTTGTAGACAGCCTCCATCGGCGTGCCCTTTGCCTGGGCCATGAGTTTCTTGGCCTTTTTGCGGAACGCCTTGAGGTCCGTGAGAATCGAGGGCAGGAGGGACGTGATGGGTGCGCCATCAGGACCGGTCTGTGCAAAGGTGTGCTCGCCGTACGTCTCGTACGTAACGCCCGGAAGGTTCGCGTACCGCTTATCGATCACGAGGGTAGAGTAGCACAGGTTATGAGCGACCATGATGCTCGGGTACAGAGAGGCAAAGTCCAGGGCCGTGATGGGCGTGTAATATGCACCGGTCTGGGCCTCCAGGACCGTCGCGCCCTCGTAGCCATCCACGGGTCCTTCTGGCCGCCGAATGGTCGGAATCAGAAAGCCGATCTGACGGGCCTTGTAGGCCATCTGGCTGAAGACTTTGATTTGCTGGCCGCGCTCGCTCAAGAAGGACAGAGGGACCCAGCACGCCTTGGCCATCTCGATCTGGTTCTGGAGCTGGCAGACCTTGGCCATAATCTTGTGAGGCAGCACGGTATCCTGAATGCAGTACTCTGCGACCTCTCCGAGGCGTGTGGGGTCCCCCTCGAGAAAGCGAGAAAAGATCTCCTTGACGGGCATATCTAGCTTCTGATCCTTGAGAAAGTGCTTGCTGACGTTGTTTAGCGAGTAGGACTCGAGCTTGTGTTCGCGCTTAATGTCCTGAAAGAGGTCAAAGACGTACCGGCCGACCATGGGGACCATCTTGAGCTCGTTGCTCCCAAGGGCGCTCGAGGCCAGGTGCTTGATGGACAGCTCAGAGGGAAGGTCTGTGCGCCGGCCCCAGAGCGTCTCGACGCCCAGTCTGCTTGCCCTCACAAATAGAAACTCGAGATCGAATCCGAAGATGTTCCAGCCCGTGATGATGTCCGGGTCTGTCTCTGCCAGATATCGACCGAAGGCTTCCAAGAGTTCCTTTTCAGTCTCGAAGGACTCGCAGTCGGGCCCGTCAGTCTGCTTGAGGCACAAGCATTTCCGAACCATGGTCTCATCGTCTGCCCCAAAGTTCTTGGTCGTCATGCCAATCTGGAACACGCAGTCTCCAGAAATCTTGGGATCGGGGAAGGCGCCAGTGCTCGAGTAGCACTCTATGTCAAAGGACATAACCTTCAAGGGGGCCACAGAGTCCTTACCCACGACCGGCGCGAGCGTGCCGCGCAGATTGATATCGCAGCGGGTATCCGGGTCGTCCTCTACGTCCGTGACCTGAATCCACCCCGTGCTTGTGCACCCAGAGACGTGCATGAAACGCAGGACCGGGTCAAGGTTCGCCTCGTAGATTCTCCACTTTTCCCGCTGAAGGTTGTACATGGCCGATCTGAATTCCTTGTGAGTCTGAAACGCAAGTTTAGCAAACCGAGATCTGGCCCCGTTCTGAAATCCCCACAAGTCCTTGGCGCTCACATACGAAATCTTGGCTCCACGAGCCTCTGGAATTCGCGCGCCCATTTTTACAAAAAAGTACGGTTCGAAGACGGTACTGGCAGCGACTGACCTGCCGTCTTCGGTCCGACCATAGGCCCGTACAATGTACTGACCGGCCTCATCGTCATATCCCTCCCAGGCGACTGCTTGGAAGGAGACCATTGTGTTTCATTTGTAGAGCGTATCGTCTCTAATAAGACAAAAACTCTTCTGCGGGGCCCTCGTCCGCTCCTTCGTCCGCGGGGGCTCCTTCGTCCGCGGGGGCTCCTTCGTCCGCGGGGGCTCCCTTGGCGACGCCAACCATGCCTATGGCCCCGCCCGCGGCCATGCGTTTTAAGCCGCCTGCGCTGACTCGCCCCTTTGCGGATCTGAAGAGTTTAGAAAACCCCCTAAAGCCACTCGTCACGCGGCTCTCCAGATACAGAGCGACAATGAAAACCAGTCCCGCAATAAAGAGACCTGCTGGGCGAGCCAAACCATCTGGACTCGCGACCGACCCGCCGAGGACGGAACGCAGGGCCCTGAAGTAGGCCGGACTGGCCAGGAGCGCAAAGGTCACTAGAAAAACAAGAGTCTTGA